TTTTGATTTTACCTATTCAAAAACCCATTGTTTAAGGGATTTTTGCCTTTCTATTTTTGATTTATGTACCAATTCTGTACCAATTTAATCGAATATACTATATTTTTGATTATTTTATATTACTTTGAGTGCGTCTGCTACTCTGTCCATTTCTAAGTTCTTTTGCTCGTCTGTAGTGTGAACGTAAAGGTTCATCGTAATGCCTATGTTCGAGTGTCCTAGTATTGTCTGCAAGGTTTTTGGAGTCATACCGGCTTCAATACATCTTGTTGCGAACGTGTGTCTTAATACGTGCATTGAAAATCTCGGTATCTGCGCTCTGTCACACGCTTTGTAAATTCCGGTATCATATGTGCTGTTTTTCACCGGTGCTCCGGTCTTGCACAAAAACACTCTGTCTCTCCATTGAATGTCAATAAATTTGAATGAAGCATTTTTGGCTTTCTGCAATTTCAATAGCGATACGGCTTCATCAGTGAGTGGAATTGTCCTATATCCTGATTTGCTCTTAGGTGGTCCCTCTCTCCATTCGCCTGTTGAATGCCTGTACTCTAAGCTCCTGACGATTTTGATTGTTTTGGCTTTAAAGTCTACATCTTCCCATTTAAGCCCCACAAGCTCGCCTGTCCTTAGCCCAGTCTGCAAGGCAAATCTGTATTGATACTCATATGATGTGCCTTTGATAGCTTCGCAGAATTTTTTCTGATTTTCAATCGTCAATGCTTCTTTCTTTGAGGATTCCTTACCTATGTCGGATTTCACCATGCGGTTGCACGGATTTTTGGGGATAATCTCGCTTTGATATGCATAGTCAAGCATGTTGTATAGTGCTATGCGTGTCTGATATATCGTTGTCGTTCTGTAATCCTCGTCAGCCATATTAGTCATTATCTTTTGGCAGTGAAGTGTATTAACCTCTCGCAGTATCTTATTTCCGATAACAGGCTTTATGTTGCGATTGTATCTCTCGGTGTAGTTTCTCAGCGTGTTCGGTCTTACTGTGCGCTTCTTAACGCTTATCCAATACTCAAACCATGCATCAACCAACATGTCAGACGGAAAGTCAGGGTTGCTGTGCTCATCAGTGTACTGCTCATCGGCAAGCCACTTTTTACACTCTTGTAGTTTTGCAAATAATTTCTGCACTCGCTTTCCGTTCCTTGTCGTGTATCTGCCAACATAGTACTTGTCTTTTCTCTGACTAATGCCTCTGCCTAGTTCTTTACCTTTCAAGTCCTTTCCCATATTAAATTTTCGCTCCTTTCACTTATGAAAAAAGCCTTATGCAATTTATTATAATATCACATAAGGCTACATAAGTCCACATTTGATTATATCTCTATCGTCTCTGCGATATATTTTTCAAACTCTTTTCGCTTGATTAATCGTCTTTTTCCGACATACATAACAAATTGGCACCTTGGGTTGTTTGTTATTTCTCGGAGTTTATTTACTCCGATGTTACTGTATTCCGCAGCTTCATCAATCGTCAGCGTTACCTTTTCCCATATTGGCACTTTGTTAATCATCGCCTGACTCCTTTCTATCTTTTCCTTAATGGTTGCCACTCTCCGGGAAGTGGTCGTTTTTGAAATTAATAGTCTCTGTGATACCTCTTCAAGGCTTTTATCAGCAACTAGCAACTTAAAAACTTCCGCTTCCTCATCGGTGAAATTGGCATTTTTCAAAATTTCTTCAAGTTCCGGTCTAGTCAGCTTTGAAAACTTCATAGACCTATCTCCTATTCTTCGGTTTTGCTTGCACTGTGTATACAAGTATTTGAGTATCGACACGAATTGTTACACGGCTTGTTGTCCTCGTATGCACATTGTCTTTCAATCGGCTCTATATCACTTATAGTTCTACATTTCATCTCTGCTCTCCCATTCCTCGCAACTATCGGTATAATCTGTCCAATCAGCTACATATTCGCTATCTTGGTTACAGCATACCCAACCTTGCGATATATCCTCGTATTGATGATATTTGCAATTTCCACAGCATTCATTCATTTAATCGTCACTTCCTTTTTATATTGCTCTGCCATATATTGTCCGTAGCTCATGCCCTTACTCTTAGCAATCTCGCAGATTTCCGCAAGTTTGTTTTTCTTAACAGGCTTTCTTTTAAGTCTTTTCTTTTCTCTGATTTTTCTTAATTCCGTAGCCCTCTGCTGTCTATGTGCTTCGCAACACGTATTTTGGTTAGCTGCGGTCGGTGTAAATATCTTGCTACAGACTACACACTTAGTTGGCTTGTAGTGCTTCATTGTTTCACCTCTACATAAAATCACTTAATCTCATTTGTGCCATCTCGGTATCTAACCTCTGCTTTGATACTTTGTAATAGTATTCGTCAAGCTCAAACCCAACAAATTTATGGTTAGTGTTGTAGCAAGCTATTAGACTGCTCGCACTACCTACATGAGTATCAAGTATAATGTCGTTAGGCTTTGCATATCTGTTTAATAGCCATTCATATAGTGCTACAGGCTTTTGTGTTGGGTGCATTCTGTTTTCATTAGCATTTCCTTGTGGAATATGTCTAAACATTTTTGCATTACTATTAAATGAACACCAAGCATACTCACACATCGCCATAGAGAAATCTTCTGAAATATTCTTTTTATCCCACACAATAAAGCATCTTGTTGGTGGCAGATTAAAATAATTACCGCCCCATATAATCTGATTTTTACTAACCCTAAATAATTCTTCAAAATACTCCTTGCTTGGTGCTATATCCCAGTGTTTAATATCTTGCTTTAATTCTGCATTCCCATTAGTCTGATACTTTTTCGCCCAAGTTCCGCCTGTTCTGCAACAATTAGAGCTAGGGATAGTCCTCACTGTCAATATGATATTTGTCGAACCGTCCTCCAAATCTGCCTCGTTTTTTCTTTTCCCATTCATCGGATTGCCCCCCCCGAATGGTGGGTCTACAATCGCAAGGTCAAAATATTTGTCGGGAAATTCTTTCATTCCTTGCATACAATCCATGTTGTAATATCCAAAATCCAACATTTGTTCTTACCAAAAGGAAACCTCGGTTTTATGTGCGCACAACCTATTCCTTTCTGATAAATTAATTAATGTTTAATATTTTCGCTGCACCACTGCTCTTGTATCTCATCATCAGGCTTGTCTCGTCCACGGATGTCGAACCACGCAAGCACTACCTCTGTTAGACCGATTATGCCGAATACTATGAGGATGGTGTATACTACTGTTGTTATGTTGGCCACTCTGCATCACTCCTTAGCCTTAATATTCAAAGTGTTTTCAATCTTCCTCAAACTTTCCTGTACATCTGCAATCTGTAAATAACTAAACGGACTGTCGCAACCGCTAACATAGTGATTGATTTCAATACATTTTTGATGGACTAATTGCTTTAGTTCGATTGCGAATTTTCTTTTTTCTCTTATCGTTTCACTCTCTGCCATGTTATCCCTCGATTCCCGCAGTTTTGCTGTAAAGTCCTAGCTTTTTCATTTTTTTAAGAAAAAGCTTCATTTCATATCCTGTAAGGCCAACATTAGTATTTCCAATCTTCTTTTCGTCCATCAAGTCTCTGTCATACGACTGTAAAATATGACGGCCTGAAGCTTTATGCCAAATATCAACGCGCTGCCAATAATTGTACTTTGTATTGTAGCGTTCATATTGAGCACCATGCTTATCTTCACAGATTTTGTTGAATCCAATCTCTTTTAATTTTTCGTCTACGCTTTTAAATATTCTCATATTCTCTCCTATTCTGCTTCTGATTGAAGCCAATTTAATATACACTTCTTACACACCCCTACATTATCTGCATAAGGACACTCGTCTATATGCATAACTTCAAGGCAGCTATCAAATAATGTATCTGCTAACTCTTCATCCGACATATTCCTTATCCTGTCGGCATTGGTCTGTTTATCACTTTCCACAATTTCAAAATATTCATCAATGCAACCTAATACAGTTTTTAAATTGAATGAGCTATACCCAATGTTATAGTCATCCTCGCCGACATTTTTGTACCGTATGCTATAATAAGGAGTTTTACCCGCTATCATGTCCATTATAATGGATAAGTCAGTTACTCTTTCTTCTTTTACTTTGTTCATTTTAATGCCCTCCATATATCAGTAGGTTTATTTATATTCCATTCCTTAGGCTGTTTTTCATTTATCTGACATAAAACCTCCCCACTTTCAATTTTCGCAAAAGGACAAGTTAAGCAATTATTATCATCACACACCATCTTGATTATTCCAAGTGCAGTTAAAATGCTTTTTATTTCCACCACTACTCCATCAACTTCTTTCTTCATTCTTTCCACCTCTCAATTCTTCCAACTTCTTAAATTAAGTCCGCCACACCTCATACAATAAAACTTTTTATATCCTCTTGCATATTCACACACATAACCACAATATCCGCAATATTCTCTTCCGTTACTAACTGATATTTTTTGGGGTTCTGACACGTTTTCCCTCTCGAACAACTCTCCGCGTCTGCATTCTATACAATAATGTTCTTCCTCTTTATGCTTGCAAATATTACAATCAATCATTGCTACACCCCAATTCTTTCAGTTTTGCTTCTGCTTCGGATTTTGTGAGGAATACTGTCTTGCCGATTTCACTTTCTGCAAAACTTCCTGTGATACTTCCGCTTGAGTTTGTATAATAGAATACGACTTCTTTTGTTGTAACAGGTTCACAAATGTATTCTTCATATTCACCAAATGAAAAGGCTGTTATTGTATATGCACAAGGTCTGCCGCAGTCATTATCCCATACTGTATCTCCCACCTTGCAAGGTAATTTAACAAGTCTGCCCTGTTCCTCTAACTGCTGATACTCTTTGAATTTTTCAAGCCATTCGGCTAACTGCTCGCAATCTTCTGCGCTTTTAATGCAAGCGACACGCATAGGATTATCTATATCAAAGAAATCTGCATGATAACAATGCTTTCTAGCTGTTTCTTGCGTGTGTTCTATAAAATCGTCAATATTCATTACTGCTCCTTTCTGCTTACTGAATATTTGGTTTAACTTAACTGTATAAATTCTTACCACAATAAGGGCAATATTCTATCACTTTCTGTCAGCTTTGCCATTTTCCAATCGGTCATATTACTGCTAACCGCGCTCCAAGATGTTTCTCCCGCAACCCATGCGTACACTATTCCGTTCTCGTATTTTGCAAAATGTCTCTTTTCCCACACTTCTTCTTTGCTATTTCTAACCAAAATAGGTGTATCAACTGCAACTTTTGACCAGTCAACAGGCGGTTCAACATATTCACTATTCGCCCATTTTTTTCTTGCACCTCTGCAATCAACATTGCCAAAACTAAATAAACAATTTTTACACGCTAATTTATAGCACGATGCCAGCTCTAATGTTGCTTTGTTAACTGCTATTTTGCTACCGCCACAAGCAATATCCAAAATCTGTTCTGCAAATTTCTCTCTATTTGTCATAGTTTTGTACTCCTTTCCCATAATCCGGCATGTGTTTGAATCTTTCATATGCCTTATCGTCTCTGTGTTTTTCCATGTAGGCTTTTTGCCTATCGTCTCTCATCTGCTTTATGTGAGCATTTTGAGTGCTGTCGTTATCCCATGCGTAAGTCATTAATCAATCACCTTTATGTACCTTTCATCAACGTAATTAACTTCATCAGCAAGGCACTGTGCCACTTTTGGCAATGTCAGACCGAATTGATTAAATTTATACAGAGCGTCGATTAAATCCCTAAATTCTGCGATAAACTCTTTAATTTCTCTAACCGACAATTTAAACATCAGCTTAAGTGCTGTACATGCCAAAACCATGTAGCTGTATGCCGTATCGTTCAAAAGCTGTCGTGTGTCGTTTATTGTCAGTGGATTATTCCTCTGATAAATCCTAATCAACTGCTGCATAGGGATTAAATTAATCTCTTTCTGCACATCAATGCCATATCTGACTTTCAAAAGCTCGGCAAGCGTTTTAGTTTTCATTTCATTTTCGGTCTGTGCCCTTCCAAGGTACTCATTTATGGTTCTTTCAAGCCTTACAATGCGCTTATTGCCAAATCTGTGGTGTAAATACAATACATAATAGCCTAAGTCCATAAAGTCCATGAAAGACCGCCTTACGAGCTTTCTGCGGTTATTGCTGTTTTTCAGCGTAACTTTTTCGCACTTTGTCCATGTAAAATCCGGCTCTTTGTGCTTTTTCTTTGGTTTCAATCTGTTGCTCATATTTTTTCATTCTTTCTTCAAGTTCTCGTTTCGCCCTAATGAAACAGGCTTCTGTAGTTTCTTCTGTAACTTTTACAATCTCTTTACCGCGCTGCCGGATGGTTATTTTTGCTTCCTTGCTATTGGTTTTGTAAATCATTTGCAAGTCATATTTCCTTTGCAGTGGTCGGTAAAAATCGTAAAAATCTTTCAGGGAATCCATTGTGAATTCCTTTCTTTTATCTTCTGCCGTGCTATGTTTGCCTTTTCACAAGTCGCATTCTTAACGTTCCTCTGATAGTGCATTTCGCAGACTTTATATCCGGGCTTCACCGGATTATCGCAGAAAAAACATAGTCCTTGTTCATATCTGCCGGTTCTTTCGGGCATTTTGACGCGTGCTCTTCTCATTGTTTCCCGACAAAATGTGCAAGTGGTATGTCCCGGGTCGGCTTTCCTTTTACGACAGCGTGTGCATATGCCATTTTCCTTATCTTTTTCATATCGTGCTTTTCGCCATGCTTTTTGTCGCTCGTTGTATTTTTCAACATCAGCAGCACGTATCTTTGACATGGCTTCGGCTGATTTTGCCCTACACTCAACACAGCTTTTTTCATCACCATACAGCAAGTTCTTGCCACATCTAGGGCAAATACCAACTGCCTGTAATTTTTTATAAAGCTCTCGGCCATATGCTGTACGTTTGCTGTTACATGCCGTACAAACCACACCTTCTCTATCAAGTGGTTTTCCACAAAGCACGCAAAGGTTACTGGCTTTTCGTTCTTCATATCTCTGTCTTGAATACTTGTCTTTTATCATTTTTCGCTAGGAGTAAAACATGTTTTAATTGGTCGACCAAAACCTCTTCCTCCTATCTTTTCATCTGCTCAATACGTTCTTTAATTTCTTTTGGCATTGGAATGCCTTTAATCGGCTTATTTTGGCTTTTATTATCTTCAAGCGATAATTTTATCGTCTGTTGATTTTTAGAGCCGATTTGAGCCGAATACGAGCTTTTATTGGCATTCTCAATCAATGCCTGTATATCCTTTGGCATTTTTTGATATTCCTTATCTCGACTAACAACTGTCCTGTAGGTTCTCATAAAATTTGACTGGACTACGTTTTCAATACTCTTGCTGTCCGTCAGTGCCCAGTTTCTAAGATTATCAGGACTTCCGACAGCCTTTTGTACAAGCGGTGGCAGCTTATTAAATTCTTCAACTGCACCATAATAGCCATTTCGTAGTGCCCTGCTAACAAGGAACCATGCTTCCATTTCGTTAAGCTCCTGTGGGGATTGAACCTCATGCAGTTTGTTAATTAACTGTCCGATGCTCGGTGCGAATCCGCTTGTATCAGAATCACACATCTTTTTTATGTCTTTAATCCCCATTCCTACGTCAAGAATAAGTGTTTCGTTTTGCGACATAAGAGCATAAGAATTTCCTTTGCTTCCAGTTCCGCAACATTTCAATTTGAGCATTACATCACCTCGCTTTCTTTTTCAAACTTCCATACATATCCGCCGGCTTGTTTTCTCACGCTTCCCTTGCTGTTATAAGGCTCTTTATTTGCAACTTGTAAAATATTTCTTCCACAAACACCGGTATTTCTGCTTGCCTCCATTGCATTGCAATACGAATTGATAAACTCCCCACTTAATGAGCACTGGATGATTTTTCCTTTCTTAAACCTCTGAACATTTCTCTTTTCTTTTTTACTTCTTCCGTAAATAGCTCTGCCTTGGTTGTAAGCAATCATTCCGTCTAATATATGAGGATTTTCCATTAAAGTTAGCCTTTTATGTTCAATTCCACTGAGAATTTGCAAATTACTAGCACAATTATTCTGCTTGTTTCCGTCTCTGTGGTGTACTTCATACCCATTTGGAATTTGCCCTATGAAAGCCTTTGCAACTGCAATATGAACTCTAATAGTTTTAACTTCTTTGTTCCTGTCTGTTGCCCTAAAAGATAAATACCAACCATTTTTATTGTTTGTTTTAACAAACTGTCCTCTACCATCTTTCCAAAAGCTCTTAATTAAACCGCTATCAGAAATTGCATATAATCCCTCGTAGCCCTTTATCCATTTCCAAATGCTTCCATCATTAATAAAATTAGTAAGTTCGCTTTCTTTAACATCTATTCCTGCCCTCTTTACTGGGATTATTCCTTTCTCTAATAGCTTGTCATATTCTATGAGCTCATTTAAGTCTCTGGAATAAAAATGTAGTCGTTTTCCGTTGACGTATCTTCTTAGTATATATGATTTTCCAACTTTAGATATTCTTGGATAAATACTCAATTAAACCACCACTCCTTATCCACATATCACACCCACAACATCTTTAACATTCCAATTCAAGCCTTTTTTAATTTCCTTAATCGGTATTCCGCAATCAATGATAAGTGTTTCTCCACTGTTGGAAGTTAGCAGATAGCAATTTCCGGCTGACGATGAGCCTAAACATTTAAGTTTCATTTGCTTATCCTCATAAGCGCTGGATTAACAACACCTTTTCCGTCATAGTCATACTCTTTATTGTGCCATTTTCTCAAATACTCTCCGTATTCCCAGCACTGCGAAAGAATACTAACTGCGCATCCGTACATAAATCCTGTTATGCCCTCTGTGTCTGCTTCACGGCTCAATCTGTAGGCATTATCAGCAAAACACTTCATAACATCATTGCTCTTGTCAATTTCTGCTTCTAACAGTTCAGCCCACCTTTCAGCATAAGTGAAGCAAGCTCTGCTGTATCCGTCACTATTCTTGTCGTACCAATCCTTGTATTCTTTTTCTTTACCTTTAATAATCTTCATAAAATCACTTCCTTAATTTCTCCGCGTCTTCTCTTAACATTATTTTAAATTTTCCACCACACTCACAAACAGCTTTTGCGTCATAAACATTCCAATTTTCATTAGAACGTGATTCATCTTTTTGCTGTGGTTTTCCGCACAATTCGCACGCACATATTATTAGATTTTGTTTCATATTTACACCTCGATTTCTTCATCCTGTGGGAACTGAAAGATAGTATTGTTAATGTATTCTACTTTTGACGGCTGATTTTCAGCTCGTACCATAATGCCACATTTCTTTAATCTTTCAAATTCCTTTACCACATCTTCTGAAATATCAACATTCTGCATTACAATCGGCACACCGATATATGCTTCTCTCAGCATTTCCATAGCCTTATACGCTTTCTCTTTGGAAGAGTACTTGCCTAATACGTATTTTTCTCCATTTTATAGTGCTATAACGCTCTCCATTGCGTGGCACACAACTATCTGCTCATAAGGCAAATCAACATTGCCATGCTGTGAAATTACTCTCATACTCAATCTCCTTATCTAAAAAATAAAACCCAGACCAAAGCTACAAAGCTATCAATTAACGCAAGACAAAAGCTGATAAGCAACAATACAAGTCCAAATGTTAATTTTGGGAGTTTACCACCTAATGCAATAAGCGCCTTTTCCGAAAGTGTTAAATTTGCCCTTACAAAAAATCTGATTATCAAAAAGACAACCCACAATAAAATCATTAGTTTAACAAAAATCATATTTCCTCCTTATTCTGCCTACATGAATGGCGGTAGTTCCTCTGACTGCTTGTCGGCTGTGTCGGTCGGCTCTACATCAATTATGTTGTCCTCTTCAAAATCTACACTATTTGCGTTTTCTTTGATTTCATCAGCAACAACCTTTTCTGTATCAAGTTTTACATCTGATACATTTTGAAATTCCTCTTGTGCATATAAACCTTGAAATCTATCTGGAAACGCTTCTCTTAAGGCCTGCACAACAGCTACTTTTCTAATCATTGTGGCTGGTTTTTTCGCCCATTGGCTGTTAAGCGAACCATCTTTTTTTCTTCCTGCGTACTCATCAAAGCCTACTGACTGATACTCGTCCTCTTTTCCGTCAATAAAGATTTTCGCCCAGCCACCTACGATAGTTTCGTTAGGTAAAACCATTGTTCCCTCTCGCTCTTCAACAGCTCCGTCCTTTTTAATTACAATAATTCCTGCTTTCTTTCCCTTATATCGTGGGTCTGCATTGGCTCTCTTTGTAAAAACGTCTTTTCCAGTAACTATTGTGGCTGGGTCGTTGCTTCCATACTTAATAAGGTATGCTTCTCTCAAAAACGGATTTAAGTGCTGGTATCTGCATAATGACATAAACATCATTACTTCTCCGTCAGATACATTGCCGCCGCCACTTACAAGGTATCTTTTTATCATTGTTGGAGAAATTTTTACCATTTCCCCATTTGATTCATACTCAACTATCTGTGTATTCTCTGCCATAATTAATCCTCCTAAATCTCATTGAAAGCCTGAACCGCAAACAGTTCATTAGGTGTCTGCTTGAATAAAACTCCGTCAGATATGACTGTGTACATATATCCGTCATACTTAAGCTCTACAGTATGCTTCTTGCCACCCATGTAATAGTTTCTCTTCTTAATACTCATGTTGAACCTCCTATAACCCAAGTAACTTTTTGAGCATTTCTCTTGCTCTCTCGGCTTCATCTTTCACCTGTTCCTCGCTTTTATCAGCAAGCCTAATTACCATTTTGTACTCTTCCTCTGAAAATTCCTCTTTAAGCGCATGTAAAACAGTAACTGCCTCTGCCATAATATTGTCTTTTGTACCTCTAAATGTAACTTCTCTGTTTATTGCTTTAATCATCTCTACACCTCCATATTTTCAATCACAAGCTCTTTGTCCTGTGTATGTTTCAACAAGATTAGCTGATTATCAATCTGTGGTATTCTCCAATCGTCAACGCTCTCTGTGTCATCGATGATAATTGGAAAATTAACACCTACCACTTTCTGAAAAGCTCGGCATATGTCAACTTCCGTTAACATCCTCGCGCCATGATTGAGATTTCTTGCATACGCTTCACCATTGTAAACAAAGTCGCAGCACTCCTCGGTATCACCATTTAAGAGCGGTCTAAACAGCTTTGCTGTGGCAAAATTCAGATACTTATTAACATCAGCCTGTAAAAGCTCATTCTTCTTGCGAGTGAACTCTTTCAGCAAGTCAAGTTTTCTCTCCCAATCGGCAATCTCCTGGTTAAGGTCGGTTCTCTTTGTTTCAAGGTCAGCTATGCTATCGTCTATACGCTTGTTATTTGCCACACCAAGTTCAATCTTTGTGTCAACCGATGAAACTTGCCTTAACAGTTCGTTTCGCTCGTTTTTGAGCTTTCTGATAAGGTCTGATGTATCGTTTTCATCGGCAAGAGCTTTCTCTTTTTCCTCGATTTTAGCTTTAAGCGCCTGATACTCACTGTTGCCTGTCATGTCAACATCAGTAGGTACCATTCCAAGCTCTTTAGCGATGTTATCACGTTCAAACTCGTCAGCAACAGTATCACGCTTTTCTGTCAGCTCCTTAAGTTCTGCTTCAAGGTCAGCTATTTCTTTCTTCTTATCCTCGATGGCCTGTTTGAATTCCTTGCTGTCACTTGATAATGAATTGCCCTTATCCTCAAGTTCTTTAAGCTTCTTCAATTTTTTATCACTAAAATCAGTTCTCAAACTCTCTATTGTATCTTCCGGCAATCTCTGACCGCACATCGGACAATTAACACTGCTTTCATCAAAGGAAAGTGCCTTTGCTTTTTTCCAGTCAGCACGTACCTTTGCTAAGTTCTCTGTGTAAATTCTAACCGTACCTTCAAAGTTTTTAATGTTAGCCTTTTTAGCTCTTATCATTGACTCTGTTTTGCGGATTGAAGCGTCGAAGTCATCAATCTGTAACTGTAGCTCCATGCGCTTTTTCTGATTGTCAGCATTGGCTTTTCTCTCCATGTTTGAAAGCTCAAACTTAAGGTTCATAATGTCCTCTGTGGCTTTCTGCTTGCTCTCTAAAATCTTATTGTAGTCGGACAGCTTATCTTCAATTTCCTTAAGCTGTGGCTCATAGGTTTTCTTCTGTAGTTCAAGCTCTGCAAGGTCTGTATACTCATTGGTGGAATGAATTGTATCAATCCTTGTTGAGATTTCGTCTCTTTCCTTGACGAGTCCTTTTGAGCCATTCCTGCCGCCTGTTCCGTTTAGTTTGCCACGGCATACTTTTTTGAGCTGGTCTACGTCCCCATCGTCAAACATTGGCTTAAGCTCAGCAAACTGCGGAAACATATCGCAGATTTCTTCATCAGTACGTGTACCAAAATAGCTTGCAAGTGCTAATCTCTGCTCTGCCTGTGACTTGTTGAGCAATGTCATGGCATTTAAGCAAAATGGTAATACTCCAAGCTCTGCCATATTGTCATTGATGTACTGATTGTAGTCTGCCATTTTGTAAGGTACATCGTTGATTGAGTAATCAGTAACACTGCCTGTAATCTCACCCTTTTTGTTGCGTTTCTGCCTTGTAACCTTTTTCAGAGTCTTACCTTTTCCGTCAATCTCAAAGGTAACAGCTCTCACAATGTCAACATCGTCAATTTCGACTCCGCTTTCATCATGTGGTCTTATGCCTGTAATCTCTCTGTCATTCTCATCGTGACAATTCAGCACATCAAGAATAATCCTCTTAACTGTTGATTTGCCGACTTCATTCTGACCGGACAGCACAGTTTTCATTGAAAAATCTGTGTCTAATGTGTTTTTGCCATAGAATTTACAAAAATTCTGTGCAAAAATGTGTGTAATTCTCATCGCGTTTCCTCTCTTTCTATTTGTTTATGGTTTTTAGAATCAAATTTCCGTGTAGGCTTGATTTTTTAACAACTCTCAGATACGAGTCCGACTCTGATACAAAAAGCCACTCACTAGCCACGTAATGAGCTTTGTTGAGCAATAGCTTCTGCTCTCTCGTTAATGGCTTTAATCTGTATCTTGTATCGCCTAACTTAATTCGTCTTACATTGTCGCTCATTTAGCTTCTCCATTTCTTTATCTAGTAACGCTTGAAAGTCAAATGATTTGTCCTCATGCCGTTTAGCTCGATATAGTTCTTGTAGGTAATCGTTAGCACTCTGACGTTTCAATTGGCTACCAATCGCAGTAGATGTCAAGGTTTCCATTTCCACTCCCTTCGTCATATACAATCCCTTGTATGCCAACAGGAGTATCAACCACGCTTCCATGTGGTAAATCATCACTTGCAATTACCACGTATTTGTTTTCATCAACTACAAGTCCATGCTCATTTAGATGTCTGCCCGGAATATTTAGACCACCTCCAGGCAACACTCTCTGTGAGTACCACGTATAAGTGTAATCGCCATATCTGACTCGCCCTAGCTTCTTAAATCGGCTACAACTGTATTTCTTACGGCAAGTCGGAACTGTTGGCTCTTCATAGGCCTGCTCAACTACAACCGGTTCATTCCGAACTACTGTTAGCTCAATCTTCCCAAGCATTACATCATTTAAATAGGAAGTAACACCGGCTGTCAGCTCAATTTTGCTATCTGCTTTCGCTACTATTGGCTTTAAGGTCATAGTTCCAATTATTAAAGTCGATAACATCAATATCAGGTTTCTTTTTCTCATGCGGTTCGCCCTCCTCTATGAGACATATTGCAATCAGTATCAGCCAAAATACTGTTACGATTGCTCCAACGATGATACTCGCTGTCTTAATTCCGTATGCCACCGATAATCCAAGAAAAAATACAAATGCTAATGCTCCGAAAATCGAATAGCCACAGCCGGTGTAAAATTTTTCTTTCAAAGTTCTTTTTCTCATACAATCACCTCACTATGCAAAGCTCTGTTGAGCGTTTGCGTCATGAATAAGCTCATCAAGATACTTAGGCACGACATAGCAATCAATGAACTCATGCACATCGTCTATATACTTTCTCTTGATACTCTTATAGGTAGATACGCAACCATACTCACGCTTTAACTGCGTCCATATATCAGAAAATGTCTTATGCCTGATACTGTTATCTCTGTGCGCTTCACTCTGCTTGCCGCCAAGAATATTTACAACTCTGCGCTTAACGTGCTGTTGTATCTCGTCAATATCGCAACTGTAAAGTGGTACATTTTCCTTAAGTTCGCTCACATCATCTTTGATGTCATTTACTTTCTGCTCTAATTCTGTATAGCCCTGTGCCAAAAGCTGTATCTGACCGCCTGTTGTCTTTGGCATACCATAACTGCCTGTTTTTCTGATTGACGGAAGTACCTCTGATGTAACCCATTCTGTAAATCTCTCTGCGCTTTCTTTTCTGCTTTGAAAAATTGTTTTGTAGAGATTAGACTCATTAATATATAACAGCTTTTGCTCGCCACCGTTTGTAAGGGTAGGAATACTACGCACACCCTTTTCGCTCAACCTCTCCTTTACCTTAGAGGGCTGTGTAAGTTGCAGTGCTTTGCAAATATCTGTTAAACAAAACATTGGTTCGTTCTCTACAAGTACAGTTCTTACCTCTCCAAATTCATCGGAGTTAAATATTTGTAAATCGTTCATGTTTTCTCCTTTCTACTCGATAAAATAAGAAACTTCTACACCAAAATAATTAGCAATCTTAATTAGCTTGTCTGTTTTTGGCATTGATTTTCCCGACTTCCAATCCGAAAAAGTACTTCGTGCCATTCCGAGTTCCTCCGACAGTTTGTAAAACGAAACGTTTCTAGCTTTTATGAGCGTATCAAGTTTTTTAAAACTCGCCTGTCGTTTTTTCTTATTCAATTTCCCATCTCCTTTCTTGACAATAGTTAGGAAATCCGTTGCTATAAAAAGTGCCATATAAGGCAACGGCTGTTGGTGGTAGTACACTAACAGCTTTTGTTTTTAGTTCAAAAATCCTAACTAAGTCTTGATAAAAATTAGAAAATCGTGTATACTATGAATTGTCCAGAAACATAATATTATTTTCTCAATTTTATTTTTTATTGAGTTGAGATTTCCTAACTTCTTTTTTCATTCTACATTAGGAAGTCTTATTTGTCAACCCCAAATGTTGAGAAATCACAACTTTTTTTAAAGGAGATTTTCTATGTACGAAAGATATTGTAAATTAAGAGACTCAAAAGGGTTAAATGATGCAGAAGTGGCTAAATATGGTGGTTTCCCTAAAAGTACTTTTTCAGATTGGAAAAAAGGAAAAAGCAGTCCAAAATTATTTAAGCTGGTAAAAATCGCAGAATGTCTTGATTGTTCACTTGATTATTTAGTTACCGGAAAAGAGCACCATTCAGTTGTCGAAGAGGCAACAAAAGACTTGGCTTTGTCGAAAATGGATAGCAGAATCAAAGACTACGCATTGAAATTATCTAAATTGTCAGATAAAGAGCAAGAAAATATTATGAACTTAATAGATATGATGTATGAAAATACTCAAAATAAATTAAATTAATAAGAAAGGTGGTATTTTAATGAGTAAAACTGTTAAATGTCCTAAATGGGGTTGTGATGGTGTTGGCATACCTGTTGATACCAAGAAAAAATTCTCATTCGGTAAGGCACTTGTCGGTAACACAGTAGGTGGTCTCTTCGGGCCTGTCGGTGCCGTTGTCGGTACTGCTACCGGAATTAAAGGCAAAAACGGCAAAACAAAGTTTGTGTGTTCAAAGTGCGGTAACGTTTGGGAAAAGAAAATATAACCACAAGGCAGAGTTTTTACTCTGCCTCTATTTTTCCTTTAATAAATATGTACAAATACAATAACAGGTCTTTATCTTCCAAGCCCTCAATCATTTTAATTATTTCATCCTTATATTCCATACAATGCCACCTCCGATACATCAATTATAGAACATTTGTTCTTATACGTCAATAAGGACGGCAGAAAAATCCACCGCCCTACCGAAACTTGAAGAGTTCTCTTATTTGAGAACATCATTACTGTAGCACTTTAAAGTGTTTTATTGTGTCGAATATTGACAACAAGGACTGTAAAGAATAGAATGGTAAAAAATAACTACAAAAGGAGATGTTAATATGGCAAAAACAAATAAATGTAATTCCTATGTCATCAATGGTCAAAAAATCAATGTTAATGATATAATCAAGCATTACAATGGCAACTTAGGCATGGCTTGTAATGAAATATCGCAAAAGACTTTGGTTTCATTTGAAACAGCCAAATATTATGTAGAGCTGTGCCAAAAAGATGAGCCATTCGTTAAGCAAAATTCAACGATAAGCTTCACAAGCGGCATTCTCATAGCCGTTCCGCTTATAATGTTTATTGCAACAAAAATAGGATTCTTTCCGGTGGACAATGACCTTTTTATTGCTATGTTTGGCTTAATTTTTGTGTGTTGCTCTATTGCTTCAATTATTCTCGGAATAATTGATTTAGCATCTAAGAATGAAATTCCACGCAATCATGGTGGTTCTATCTTTGGCATTGTTGCTTCTGCACTGATGTGGCTTGATTTTATTTTTCATTGAACTATGGAGAGGTTTCCCTCTCCTTTTTAATTATAATAGCTTAGTTAATTATAGCCCTCTTTAGTTAATTAATTCCCGCTTTCAGTTTTTCTTCTTTATTAATATCCATCAACTCATTGTACTGCTCTTCGGTAATTCTGCTTGTCGCGAAAAAAATATCAATTTTGTTCTTTAAATTGTCTGTAAGTCCGTTTCTTTCTTTAAGTTTTAATAATGCTCTGTATAACATCTTCTATACCTCCAATTCTGTAAGTGCTACTGCATACTCTGAATTTACATATGCTTCTGTCGATTGTGTATCCATATCATATATGTAATCTCGGTTGTCATTTAACTGTTGTTTAACATAGTTCCATCCGTTAGCCATGCTAATCGGATAATTAAATACTGTATATCCGTCAAGCTGTTCTGAATTGACGCTGATGTTTGTTACCGGATAATAGGTTGCAAGTTCTTTTAATGCCTGTATCTGTTCTGATGTTAAAGGCAATTCTTCTTTTAAAACTGGTAAAAGCACAAATGGCTTATTATTTAAAATCCAATTGTTAAAATCATCTGATGTTATTGTTGTATCTGTGCTAAATGCAAAACCAATGTTAGCTCTAATTCCGTCAGTATTTGCTATAAAAGTTCCAATTCTATCTGGCGTATTAGTAACAAAAGCGAAATGACTGCTAATTGAAAAAGCGTTTTTTATAATTTTACTACCATCTATCCCTAGTGCTTCATTTGTCCTACCATAAAATCTAAGAACACCTTTATTAATTGCTATTCCCCAGTGAGCCTGTTTAAGAAATAATTTTTCTACACATTTTACTATTTTGCCATTTTCAACATCCACATAATCCGCAATATACTGCTGTTCGTTGATTGTGACATTACCACCACTTTCGTAGGACTGCTTTAATTCTTTGATAGCCTTGCTGATTTCTCTTTCTCTTTTACATTTTTTGTATTCAGCAATCAATTTCTCACTATCTTGTTTAAAATTCGATTTTCCCGATATATCATCAATCGCCATTTGCTGATATATTTCTGCGACTTGCTTTCCAACATTTCTACTTCCCGAATGAATAACAAGATATTTATTATTCTTGCTATCGCTATCAACTTCGATAAAATGATTGCCGCCTCCCAACGTGCCGCAACTTCTTTTCAGCCAATCTATATTTTTCAACTGTTCCTTGCAATACAATTTTTCAATAATATCGCTTGCGACAGATGAGTTTTCTTCTTCATGAACCCTTCTACCACTTGGAACATATTCTCTAATGACGTTATCTAATTTCTCAAAATCAATATCAATATTCCCCAAGTTTGTAGTAAGCATCCCACAGCCTATGTCAACTCCAACAATGTTCGGTATTACTTTTTCTCCTAAATCAGCAGTAAATCCTATAACACACCCTGCTCCCGCATGAACATCTGGCATAATTCTTATCTTACAATCCGAAAATGCCGGCTGTTTTACAAGCGTATATATCTGATTTAATGCTTCATGTTCTATATTTTCTGTAAATATTTTCAAATCAACCATGATATATTCCTTTCTGCCTTCTTTTATATTTTATCGACCTTTATCTTTCTAAGGTCAGCAACTACAATTAGTCCGTAGTCGGTAAAATCACTTAATCAATATCTGCAATGCTTTCTACAAAGCAGTTGTAGTAGATATATCTCTTTCCATTAAAGTCAAACTTGACATATCCACCATCGTTTGTATCAATATCAATCTTGCCTTCATATGTTGCAAGTTCTTTACCGTCTGCCGTATATACAGTAATAGTTCTCTGCATACCGCCATTTACATCACTTTTCATATCTGTTACCATTCTGTCCCATGACGCACATCCGGTCATTCCTAAACACAATGTTAATCCTAATACAACTGCTAAAATTTTCTTTTTCATAATTTCTTCCTTTCTGCTCGTATCAAATAATATTTAATTTCTGAAATGTCTTATATATTTTCGGGGCTTGAATTGCAAGCCAGTCAACCATTTCCTCATTCTTTGCCCATGCACCATCAAACCGATTTGAACTATCAGACAGTCCACTCTCATTCAGAAAAGCGTGCATAATTTCATGTCTTAAGGTCTTTTTGCGATATGTTTCCTGTGCTTTTTCGTCCATGCCTACAAAATATTTTTCTTCCGACATATCGGCAACTACAATCAACTTGTTTTCTTCTTCACAATAGCCTGCAAGACCTTTTCCCTCCATGTAGCTATCCTCTGACACTTTGTGGGTTTCGATTCTATATTCTGTTCCAAGAATGTCTATTTTCATTGTATCATCGCAAATAAGAGACTCATTCTGTGATGTTTTTATTCCTAACTTGGCTTCGTCTAATTCTTTTCGAAGTCTTGTTATTCCTTTTTCCATTTTCTTAATTGTGCCTTGATATTCCATGTGTTCACTCCTTAAAGTAATGTAATGACCAGCTCTACTTGTTAGCCGGTGATATATTTATTTGCCAATTCCTACAGTTCCTAAGTATTCAACACTGTCTTTTGAAGTATAGACAATGATTTTATCGCTGTGAACTATATTAGGTCTTTCTGTGACTTTGATTTTGTTCTCATTTTCTACAAAAATAAATTCAACGCTTCCCTCGTAGGTTATCAGTTGTCCATTTATGCAAACTGTAATTATCTCATAGTTGTAAGCGGGGGTACTTGAAACTGTACTTTGGTATCTAGCATAAATCCCTCTTTGTATCTCTTCTATTTCGCATTCATATTTTTCAGTTTTATTAGCCCAATTTAAAAATAATATCAGTGCAACAACAATAACAATAATGGGAATAATGGTTTTAAAAAATTTTTTCATAAAAATTCCTTTCATCGCAAACAATAGTCTGCTTCTTCTAATCTATCCGCTATTCTTGTCATTTCAATCTGTGTTCCGTTTTCGTCCATTGTGCTGACAGATACATGTCTGTCACAGCCACCACTTGGTATATTGCCAAGTCTTATTTCCGTTTTATCATCCTCAAACTTGTAACATTTACGCATTTCTTCAATGCAGTTATTCATTTCTGTTATTTTCATAACCTTACTCCTTAAAATCTTGGAAAATAATAATTATGCCATCCGTTTTTTATCTTTTGTTCTCTACACCAAGGCAAATACTCATTAAGTTTTCTATTAAAATCCATATTTGCACTGTATTCATCCCAAGCCTTTTGATTTATTTTGAGCCTTTTTCCTGTTATGATATGGTCAATTAGAAAATATGCACCCAAGAATAAAAATGTGGCTCCTGCTATCGCAAACATTGCTATTATTTGCATTTTCATTTCTATTTACTCCTTAAAGCAATCTCTAAACGCTTGCCTGTCTGCTTCATTATCTGCCACAATAACAGGTTCATCTTCTAAAGTGGAACAATCTATAGGCTTGCCATTTAAACCGCCTATTTCGTGCGATTGTGCTTCTCTAAGTGCTTCACGCTCTATTGATTTAATTACTTCTGCCATGCTCATTTCTCGTAAATCTCCTTGTTTCTTCAACTATTTTAGAATCCCTAGCAAAATTCACTTCAATATGGCTTTGTGGCAGTCTGCCAAACTTTTCCAAAGCATATTTTTCCACTGCTTCTCTTGAAATGTCTATGCCAAAATTTCTCAATGCTTCTTTAGATGGCGGTTGATACTCTGATAAAGGATTGTCAATGTTGTTCATTCCTCATAAACCTCTCAAAATCTCTCCTACACTTAGGACATAATTCAAAACTTTTGCTTTCTCTTTGCGTTTTTCTCTTATAAATAACTCCGCAGATACCAAGGCTGTATGATTGCTTTTCTACCTCAATATTTGCAACAGCACTATAGTTGTACTCGATTTCCACACCGCACCTATCGCAAGTGCGCCATTCTTTGCTATGCCTCATCGTGAATTTCCTCCCAAACTCTGCAAAATTCCTTGAATGTTTTCTTGTCTATAAGCGAAGCTATTTCGTGCAAGTTTACGATGTTGATTTCTGCATCATGCTCATATTGCACATCGGCAATAAGGTTTATATCAACCATTGGAAGACTCCCGGCATAATGTTCTATTTTATACGAACTGCATAAGCACTGTTCACCATCAATTGTGACTTTAGCGCATTCTCTGTGTCCTTCTATTGCTTCTACTTTGAATTTATGTATATTACTCATTCTTCCACCAACTTTCTAAGCACCATACATAAATCTATTTCCAAAATGGAAATCATTTAGTGCTTTTTCTAATTCGTCTTTGTACCGAAATGGACTTAAAGGACTTTTTATTTCTTCCCTCAATGCAGGTGACATATTGTCTATCAAAATACCTTGTGTAGCACTTGCAAGATTTTGTGGTGGTAAATCCGCTAAAGCGCATAACTCCATTCTTTTATGGTCGCATTTTTCAGATTTAGGGCAACTTTTACATTTTTCTGCTAATTTGCTCAAAGGTTCCGCCATTACTACACCAACTTTCTACCGCAGATAGGGCAATAATTGATTGCTATTTGATTTTTATGTTTTTTGCCTGTGTCTCTATCAATAGCAATGACCGCATCTGCTGTAAGGCATATAATACTGCCATCGTCATTTAGTATTATGTTTCGTTTTCCGCTTTTGCAAAATTCACACATATTACACCTCAATCAAAGTAAATTTTCGTTTGCTAACAATTTTGCCTCTGCGAAGCATTCCATCTATGCCTCTGCCGCACCCCATATTGATTGTGTTTACCTCACATTCGCCTAAATACACTTGATATTCTTTTCCGGCAATAGAGATAGTTCCGAGCGCATTTTCAAAGCTTGCATTAAAGCCACTGTAATCATAAGGTGTACCACAATAAGGGCATTTATTAAGTTTTCTGTCAATCGGTGCGCCACAGTTCACACAATTTGTGTTCATTGGTTATTCTTCCTTTGCCTTAAACAGTGTGTCAGGAAATGGAATACCTAAAAAATGCATATTTGCGTACTTCCTAAATGTTGGCACGCTCATACCGGCTATCTTTGCTGCTTGTGCCTGCGAACATCTGCCGTATGCATATTCCATCAATCCCTCTCGGAATGAATCAATATTTCGTGTCTTAACTCCCTTTGCCATATTTATACCTCCGTTTAATACTCTATAATGCCTTGCGCCAACTGTAGCAGATAGTCGCTTTTAGCAAAATGCGTTATCGAGTAGTTAGTCTCTCTTCTATGTGTTCGTCTGAAATGCTCATTAACCATTCTATCAAGCCCGGTAAGCCCTGTTTCGTCTGCTAGGTAAACATCTGTCCACTCAAAGTGATTATGCTCTGTATCAGTCACATTAGAAAGCGACAGACATACATTAGTCAGAGTCTTATCGGTCAAGATTGGGTGAACCTTGCAAAAATATGTCTCGTACAGGTTCATGTATCTACGGAATGCATTTTTGACCACTTCTCCGACTGTCTTGTTTTCAATGCTGTTGTCGCAGATTTCAGAGAACCTATTGAGCATATCATCTTTCTTTGCGTGCATATCCTGTCGGGTGACTCTTGCCGTCTGTTTCTCGGAAACGGATGTATGTACCCCTCCATCAGTGTTAGTTGATGTATGTACCTCTCTTGTAATCTCTGAATCATAATCTCTGTTTGAGTAATCTATGTTAGTACTCTTTGGTATTGCTTCGTCACCGACTTGCGTTTGATTTTCCATTGGCTCATTATTGATTGCGCACTCATGCGCATTGAATTTTTCATTTTCCGGTATTTCAATTCTATAATCACTTAATGGATAGCCATTCTTTTTAAGGTCTTTTGCAATATTTACAAGATTTACCCTGTATTGCAATGTTCTATCCCATTTATATTTAGGGTTATTTCGCTTTGAGATATAACCCATATCCACTAAATCACTGATATATCTTCTTATCTGACTTGCAGATAAACCTAACATAACCTCATCGGCTAATTCTTCGGCTGTTTTATATATCCAACCATAGAAAAGCTCTCTTTCTTCTTCTCCATTGTTCTTCGCAATCTCATTTTCTTTCTTGATAAACTTATCGGCATCTGAAACTCTTTCAGACCAATAAATAAACTGATTGAGAATAATTGCTTTTCTATAATCGTTTGTTATTGATAATAAATCTTCTCTAATTACAGCCTTTTTAATTTTTGTTTCTGCCATATCTTTTACCTCCACGATAGATAATAAAGTGTTCTGCCTTATACGCTTAACTCCACGATTTTATAAAGGCAACGGACAGGCAATCGTGGTTTTGCTTTTCGCCCCGTCGGGCTATTCCGTTGTAAATCCGATATGTGGGCTTGCACCACACTCACACCAAGTATAGGAATCGAACCTATATAGCATTTCCATATGCCTTTACTAGCCTTATCAATGCTATGTACCATACTAATCGGAATCGAACCGAACTCGCACTATGCTACCAGAACCTTACTAATTGCAATTTTCAGAATTGATGTGGTGTGGATTTGAACCACACATGAGCAACACCGAGATTCACTCAAACCGAGATTATTATATTTGCCCTTACTGATAAGCGTCTACCCATTTCGCCACACATCAACAATCGGCAAGGTTGGGAATCGAACCCACGACAAATCAGCTAATAGCCGACTGCTCTACCACTGAGCTACAAGCCAGTAATGAGGGTGAAGTCTAAGGAGTGGCAACACCCTCCGGAGATATAAATTTGTATGTGCTGTAGGAAGAAAAGAACTAACGAAACCTACAGCAAAGGACATGTGAGGAATTGCACCTCACCTAAGACTCACTAATTTGAGTTGCCCTAGTTTCAATTAAAGGGGGTATATATGTCTACTCTGCCTATTACAGATGTCTTTACGACAGGTTGGTTTTCACGCTCGTGCATTGTGGGATTATACACGATTAAACCCTCACGAGCCTTGTGACGGCTCTTAACAGCTTTCCACTATGAGGGTGAAAGGAACTACTAAGTCCAATGTCGGGGAACCAAGTAAACCCCGAACAGGGCTAGTTGGATTCGAACCAACGAATGCAGGAATCAAAATCCTGTGCCTTACCGCTTGGCGATAGCCCTATATTTATTGCCACATGAATGCTATGGCAAGTATTTGACCGAACATTATAGCAATGCTAATGAGCCTTGTGATAGCTGTCTCTTTTTCGTTTAATGTGGCACTTGTCATTCCAAGCGCAATTAATGTCAGCCATACTGTTGTTGCAATTTTTAGTACAAACATGATTTACACCTCATCTTCTTCAAATGTTGAATCAGTTATGCATACAAGAGTAAAAAACACTATTGAAGCAATTATTGAGACCAGGTCAGGAAAGAATATCGCATGAACCATACAGAACAATGTCCCCCATGCAAAAAAGCCCTTAATGAACTTTGGCAAGTATTCAACAATAATCTTGCCTAAAACCTTCCACCTGCGCTTAGACTTAAGTTCGCGAGCTTTATCCATGTACCACTCTGCCTTGCTCATATCCTCTGCTACAGAACCTTTATGCCCGGCACGATATTCATACTTGTATGCAGTAATCTCACACCATTTAGCCACATCCTTAAGTCCGTAAATGTCAATCATTTCATCAATGCACTCTTTACGGTCAGGCAAATTGTAGTGACTAGGGTGGTTTACCATTTCGGAATTAATTTTATTAGACTCAAATCCTGTTAATTTCATCACTGTTAGCTCCTTTACTGTTATATATTATATATAACTAATATTTAATCATAGTTGTATGTATATATATTATTATTGTGTATGTTGTTTAATTAATATATAACTTATGTTATAATAATAAATACTGCTTGGTGCGGTTGAGGTATGGTTAAAGGCCTTTTTGTTTTGGCGGATATTTTGGGAGCTAAGCGGGGCGGTTTGTCGCTTTTCCTATACACCCCTAGGGCCCCAGCGCGTGCGCTGCTCAGCTCTCAACCATCAAGCATTTTAAATTGTATCTATTGCATATACAATTCACTTATGTCCTTTCAACTCTTCGCTAAACAACTGTTTTGTGCATAGTTGTAATAATTCAATAGCCCTCAAAGCCTTGTAAATTAAGGGTTTAGAATTGTATTTGTTGTATATACAATTACTTGGCATTATCAACCATGTTATCACTCGATAACGCTTTAATAGTCTGACTATTTGAGCCACCTAACTGCGGCAATTCGTTGGCGGTTAATGCTCGCGCTTGCTGTCTGCTATCGCTTGTATATGGTGAAGCCCAGCCATAGCGCCTGTTGAGTATTGCAATAACTCCAACTGGGTTCTTTGCCCCGGTCACGAGCTTATTGGACAAACTCTCTTCCTGATATTTTCTCAGTTTTTCCAAAATTTCCGATGCGGTCGAGCTTAGCGTATTCTTACCCCAATCATATATTGTACTATCAGGTATACCAGTTAATGAACTAAAACCCAATATACTAACTTCTTTATCATATTTCATACACATATCATAGATATATATATCTAATACATACATAACTAAATTAAAGTCATAACTGTTATAATTACTCTCTTTAAATACTTTATTATTTGTATTGTAGTTATCTTTAGATTTAAAATAATTACTATCAAATAACTTTTTTTGGATATAATACAAAGCACTGTTCCATACGCTTTGAGACTCTTTTTTTATATCCTCAATCTTATTTACTTCGCAGAACTCGTTTAGATAAAATAATAAATCATTTTCGTATATTTCAATCTGATCCGACATTGCAGCACATCCCCCAAAAAGCCAAAATAAAAAAGCCCGCACCACCTGAAACAATTCCAAGTAATACGAGCTAACCGGCATTCGCTTATTAATTTAATTAAAATAATAATATATAATTCTACTTGTTTTGTCAATATACTGATTATTGGATATATAACAATAACTGTATTAATTAATATATACCACATAACACATATATATATTAATTATATTATATAAAAATAAAAAGCCGGTCACAAAAACCGACTTTTTGAAAAGCAATATTTAATTTTTAATTATCAATCGCGCGGAGCAAATAGCCGTACACGTTGCATTGCTCAAACTCCAAGACATCCCCGGAGTAGACCGCGCCTATTTCCTTTTTAACCTTGATATTTTCGTCTTTTTCGTTGTCGTAAAATGTGACATAGCAATTTGTATTACTAACACATTTTAAAGGCTCTATGCTTGGCACTGTGGCCGGTGTGTAATATTTACCAACTTCAAATTTTCTCATACTCATACCTCTTGCTTACTGTAAGTTTTTAATTAACTTAGATTTCTTAGACTACTAGTGGCAAAATTCCATAGCCGCCATCAATAATTTCAATAGCCTCTTCTAGCGAATCCGCTTCGCAACAATCCCAATTTGACAATCCATCATAATCATCTAAAAGGATAACTGCTTTACATATATCTTTTGCTTTAAATCTCTTTAAATAATTATGGCATTTATTTTTTATTTCAAATTGTAAATCGTTTTCCTTAAGGTCAGGTAATTTCTTAGAATATAGTTCGCAAAGTTTATCTATTACATCATAGATGCTAATTTTATTACGTTCTACAAGATATTTACCGTCTTCTTTATCATATTCTTCATTATACCCCTTGTTAATTCTGCAAATCCAAAAGTCGTTCGTATCCATGCAAACATATACACCTTCAAATTTATCATTGTCTGATGGATAACAGTCAATTTCTTCTGCTTTCTGCATATCTTCTATGAGATTACTTACATTGTAATATTTTGCAAATTCCATTAAATCATTCTCCTTTTAATTCTTTTCTGACATGGTGCAAACATCTTTATAGCTCTCAGGCTTGCCACTAATTGCAGCATTGCCGGGATAAGCGTACATGCATGAGCTACACCAACCGCCTAACTTACACGTTTTACTTGCTACAGCGCAAGCGTTATATTTATCGGTTTTATCAACGTATTTCATACTCTTTATACCTCCAATTTTAAAAATCTACTTGGCTACCCTCTAGAATTTCATCGTTGATTAAGTCCCACTTTGCAAAGTAGCCGGTTTTTCCTTGACTTGTTAGCTCTTTAACTCTTTTGTTCACTTCTTTTTTGGTGTTATAAATTTCTTCATTGTTACCGGAAATAACAATATAATCATAGCTTTTCACTTTTTCCCACCTCATTAGTTAAACTGTTTATTTGCTACGACATTATATTAACACATTAAATATATAAACGCAATACATAATTGCAATTATTTTAGAATGGACACCCATTGTTATTGTTTTCCAGTTCATCCAGCTTGTCCAATACTAATTGGTTTACGAATCCGTTAATTGTAAGCCCTTGCGCCTGTATTCGGTCTTTTGTGCCCTTTGGCAGCATAACGCTTATTCTGTCATAGTTCTCTTTTGCTTTTTCATTCTGTCTCTTTACTCTGTTTTTATAGTTTTCAATCATTTTCTTTTCATCCATTTTTTACACCTCATTATATAAATTAATAATATCAATAATCATTAACAATAATACTATAAATAATATTGCTATACATAAATATATAACAATTAAATTACTATGTCAATATTAATTACATGTATTATTGCAATTATTGTTTTATTACTTATTATATATAATTTTGAAATTATGAATATAAATATTATTCTAATTAGTAGTATAAATATTTTTGCAATATTTTTGCAATTATGTATTGACATTACTAATATAATATGATAATGTATAGTCAAGTCGAAAGACAAGGAACAAAATAAAAAAAGCTCATCGCGCAGCCAGCCAAAGTTACACGATGAGCGCCAAACAAAATAATATGAAAGGCGCGTATATTATAACATACGTGGGAAAAGGTGTAAACATGGAATACTATTATTTATCAGCAATCAAAGAGGATGTAAAAAATTATATTGACGATGAAATAACAATTTCTGATTTTTCAGACCGTGACGAGCTGGAAAACTATTTAAATGACGAGTTATGGGCTTGCGACAGCGTAACCGGCAACGCGAGCGGTAGTTATACTATGAACCGTTTAACAGCTAGAGATTATGTTATCGACAATATAGATGAGCTTAACGATGCCGTTGAAAATCTTGGAATTGACAAAAACATCGTTGGCGAGAAGTTTCTCGATGAGGATTTTGAGTGGTGCGACGTAACAATTAGATGCAACTTATTATCAAGTGCAATTAGTGAAGTACTCGACAGCATGGAGCAAAACAACGAACTAGATTTTGGCGATGACAACGAGTAATTAGCATTTAAGCCGGTGCAAATTCACCGGCTTTATATTAAAGAGGTGTAAATATATGAGATATAAAATTGAAAAAATAGCAAAAAGAAATAATTTAAACTATAGCGTTGTAAACTTCGGCGGTGGTTTTAAGGGCTATGAATTTAGTGCCAATAGTTACAACGAAAAAGCTTTTTTAAAGTCTCTTTTCAGAGCAAAAGATTTATATATAAGAGGCAATTCTTATAGTTATTATTTTACAGTCATGTATTTAGATGATTACTTGAAATTGAAAAAAATTAGCAAAATGCAAAGTAAACTTGTAAATATGTTCTGGCAAGCGTTGCACAACGGCAAGACAGCGACAGAGGCAAAAAACATACAATTAAATTTTTGCGCGTTATGTCCGGAATATTTCCCAGCATATGAAAATATTTACAATGAAGCAGCATGGATTTAAGGGGGGGCGCAACTATGAGAGATTTAATCGAGCTTTTAAAGGCTTTCGGGCTTTTTGTATCATGCCTAATTATTGGGTATGGCGGTTTGTTTTTATTTTTTTATTAAATAGCTAATATCAAGGGATTTTTAAGCCGGTTCGATTCCGGCTATTAGCTTTATATATAAGGCTTTTCAGGCTTTGTATTAATTAATTCAATATTTTTTATTGGTGCTTTTATACAGTTTTACAGCTGTATATATTGCACTCCGTCCGCGTGTCCGGTAAATAATCGCGCCAATAGGTTTTATAAATGCCTTTATATTTGTATCAGGCTCAAGAGGTGCAATGCCTGAAAAAATAATTGTGCGCCCTTTATAGGTGATTTGCGTTATTTTACACCTAATAAAAACAGATTAACGCACGGCAGACCGCGAAAAAGTCAAAAAGCAACCTATAAACCATGTACTAAAACAGAAAAGAGGGTTAATGAATGGGTAACGAGCTAAAAAGTCTTGACGCTGTAGAAATGGAAATAAAAGCGCGCTACAACGGCAAATATCAAAGCGCGCCGGAATATCAAGCAAGCGAGCGCGCCACACGTAAAGCAATAACAGACATTTTTAGAGCTGTCGCAGAGTCTGGCGCGTGTGACGATGTTACCGCGCTTATTAGTGGCAAGGAATACCGCCGGACGGCTTTTGATAACTACCTAAACCATAAAAACTATATAAGCCCAATAATTAAGGCTTGTTATAGATAGGGGGTGTATTATGTTAAAATATGAATACCTGGGGAAAAAGGAAATATATAAGCGAGTTCAGGCGCTAGGTTATGAGATACCAAAAATAAGTGATTTTAGCTATATCAAGTATGATTGTATAGAATGGATGGAGTCACACGAACTAAAAATCACAGTTCAAAGAAGCGGCGAATGGTTGCAAGTTGTAGAGAAGCGCGCACACGTTCACCCGGTCACATTATTTTGCGACTATCAAGCCGGGAAATATATCACACGTTATTATTAGGGATATTTATATCCCTTTTTGTTGTGCCAAAAAATCAAGCGTGCAGCCGTTGGAACTGTCGCAAGTTATCCGGCTATGCATCCGGGCATATGTACATTGACAAATTAACAAAAGTATTCTATGATTTTATGATATACACATTTAAAGCCATGTATTTGACGATTTAAGGCACTTTAAGTGTGTTAGTGCGGATTTTATCGAGTGTACTAAAATAAGCCGTAAAACAAGCCGTTTACAATGCCTAAAAATATAATTATAGCATTGCAAGCCGTCAAGCCGTGGCAAGTTGTGCCGGGTGTGAGTTGTTACAAGTCAGGCACACCAACTCACGTAAAATGTTTGAATTTTCAGAAAACTTCACTCAATTAAAGTGTGGTGCGAGTTCTTTGCAAGTTCTCGACAAGTTTTTGCAAAATTTCTCAAACGGATTTTTGAAATTGAAAAACCAAAAGGTAGGGGGGTATCAAAATATTCCTGACAAAATTTTTAGGAATTTTGAATTGCCAAAAAATAAATGCTCTTGGCACTGTAATCACTCTCTCCTAGTTTTTCAATCAATTTCTGCCGTGTCATTTCCGGATTAGTCCGGTGTATGTATTCTAATAGTCTGTCTATTTTATCCATATTTTTGCTCCAATAAATCAAATATTTTGTCAGCCGTGTATACAATATTCCGTCCGTACAAGCTCATAAAGTCTGCAATTATTTCCTCTGTTTCTATATCAATGTCACAACCGTATGAGAATGAGTACACATGCACTAGCTCGTGACATAGTATCTTGTCGGCCATGTAATCAGACACATTATCAGCTATTGTTACTGTCTTAGTTGTATTATCAGTCACTCCTAGGCTTATTGTGCCGTCTGAACGCTTTAATTCGCTTGATGTGGGCTTTTTAAATTGTATGTGCCACAATATATCATTAACTCTTATATCCATGCTTATACCCTCTAAAAATGGCTATGAGCATTACTACCCATAGCCTTAATAATTACAGTTTTGACGCAAGATTGCTCATTTTGGTGCGCAAAAGGTTGCGTTCATCGGGTGTCATGTCATTCAGAAGCTCTGATATATCTCCGCTCAATTCACGGATATACATGTCAAGAGCCTTCATTTTATGCTCTTTGTCCTCTGTGGAAGCTCCTTTGTGCATTTCCTTTGTCTCGGTATAATGTCTCTTTGCTCTGTCATAATTGCTTTCACTCACATGTGGGGCAATCGGTTCAGAGTAGTACATCTTACCTCTGCTCTTATCCATGTCACGCATATACTCCATGTCGTTGTAGTTTACCGGCATATGATAATAAGGTGGTTCCTCATATCCTCTGCGTATTCCACGGCCTTTAGGGGCAAATCTGCCATTTGCATAGCGATATTGGTCGTAATATCTTCTGCCACTTTCTTCGCCATATTCTGCCTTAAGACTTCTTAGGAGTTCTTTGTCGTACTCTTCTTCCTCTTCATCAGCCTTTTTCATAGCCTTGGAAATTATTGAATGATACTCAGCTTCTGCAAGGTCTTTTATCATATCCACGACCTCACCCATTTCAGAAGTGTCAACATTTTCAATGCCCTTTTCAAACTCGCTGACAGCTTTCTCTGTAAGACACTCTTGCATTTTGTGTATTCTTTCAACGTGCATACTCTCGCCCCCTAACCAATTCGATTTACTGTAATATTTGCATTAGCAACACTAATTGCCTGTGTAGATGTATTCTTGACGGAAATTGCTTGACAGCAACCACAAGGGAGCCATACATCTGTTGCCATAGACACATTGTTAAATGCTTCAACTGCTGTTGGTGTAGAGATTGCCAGTGTAGATAAGTCTGGCTCACCCTCGACAGCAATGGCTAATGAAATTGCTTCTGCGGTTCCGCCTGTAGGAACTGCAACGTTTCCGTTAAATTCTACTCTGTACTTTGCTTTACAAGTATTGGTAGCACCTTTAAGGTTAATTAATCCGCTTCCTGTTCTGTGCGAAATATATCCTTTATTGCATACAGATGTTGGCGCATCTGTAAATAATACATTCCCGTTTACTGCAACCGTCTGTGTTGCAACATTTGAAAATTCAGCCATAATAAAATCCTCTCTTTCACAAAATAAGGGCAAACATTATAGTCTGCCCTTTATCTTCCCGACATTTGTGTCGGTAACATCAAGTAATACTGCTTAGCAGACATAATCTTGACTAACTCTCGACTAAACTTGGACTAAGTCTCGACTAAAAACAGTTTTTAATCGGTTTAGATTGAGTTAAGCTCAATTAAGATACTCAATTATTCAGTTTTAGCAATTACAGCCGGTATTGCAACCATAGCCATATGCATAAGCATTTGGGTTAGGCACAACATAAGCTGGAATAGCCGTAGGATTTACAGAGTTGACAATCTGCTGTGTCTGTGCTGTCATTGCAGTAGTCAGAAGTGCGTTTTGTCTATCCTGTGAAGCAGAAAGTTCAAGTTTCTGCACCTTATCTCTCAAATCCGCATTTTCCTTTGTACATAAGTAATCAAGAATAGCCCTTGTTCCTGCCTGCTGGCTGTCAATAATATCTCTTGTATTATTGCTCATTGTGTTCTGTAAAGCACATGTATCCTGTGCCATATCAAATCTCACCTGTGAAATCGCTTCACGATTCTGGCAGCAACAATCCGCAAGCTGTGACTGTAAAGCGTTAGTATTCTGCATATTAGCAACTGTATCAGCGTTTACTGCCTGCTGTATGCCATAGCCTGTCTGCATGATATTTGTGTTGATACCATTAAAGCCTGTGAGCATACTGTTATTCATGGCATAAAAGCCGTCACAAAGTCCGTTGGAAATGCCATCTAACTTGCTGATAACTGCCTGATTGTCAAAACCCCTTTGTATAGCTGAATCAGTGTAGCCTGTGCCGTTGCCATTTCCACCGAAACCGCCCCAGCCGTTGTTTCCCCAGCCAAAGATTAAGAGAATTACAATCCACCATGCACCATCGCCCCACATACCATCGTTATTACGATTATTGCCTGTTACTGCGGCAATATCTGCGAGACTAACTCCGTTTGAATTAAACATCTTGTTTACCTCCATTTATTTTATTAACAAATGGGATAACCGGTCATTATGTGCGCACAACCCAAAATGTCCTAATTCATCATTCCCTTAATGTCATTAAGGTTTATTCCTTGCGTATTCATAAAATTACTTAAAATTTGCTCTGCGCCTTGTGTGTTTCCACTGTTTATCTGATTAAGCAAGTTTTTTGCCATAGGATTTCCACGCTGTGCCGACTGTTGTAAACAATTCATAGCCATTTGCTGTGGATTCCGAATTGACTTAAGTTGATTTATAGTTTGAATTAACTGCTGATTCATTCTTCATCACCGCCCTTACTTTGAGTTCTTGAAGATTTTCTTTGCGTTCCTAAAGATTTATCAAATCTATCTTCCAACTGCCCTATTTTCTCTGATAACTCCTCAAACTTATTTAAGAATAGCTGTGTGCTTTCGTCTGATAGGGTAAATTTAGTGCTTTCTGCATTAGCCATAGAATTTACTGTCTGATTATCTTTAGGGTCTGTATAAGGCTTATACACAATCGTTCTAATTGTTCCGTCAGCGTTCCAACCCTTAACATATATCTCCGACATATCCTGTTTCGGGAAAAATGCTACACTGCCATCCATTGGCACTTCGTTGGCGTTAATATTTTCAACCGCCTGTACCATTCTTCCGTTAATGCCTGCTATCTGCTGTGGCATAGGCTGTTGATTCATCTGCATAGGCTGTTGCAAGCTCTGCTGATAATTTTGTAAAAAGCTCATTCTATCCATATACGGATTTTGAGATTGTATATAAGGATTATTCATCATAGGTGCCTGATAAGGATTGTTCATCTTCTTTGCCCTCCAAAACTTCCTCTATCGCTTTAATGACAAGGGATAATGTCATTAGGTCGATTTTTTGTAACTCACTTTTTGCAAATATTTGTTCTCTCACTTCATCGTCAAACATAACATCATCTCCTTATGCCTAAATTGTGGCATAAAAAAAGAGAAGAGCATTTCCATGTTCTTCTCTAATTATTGTCATGCATAAGGTTTTTCCATGTACCATTCATGTACCAATAGTGTACCATTTTTTGTTTATTTATGTGAATATATAACGAATTATATAAAATTAAGATTTCATGTGAAACATCGTAAAATTGAGGTATGTTGCGGTTTGTGAGGATATAATGAACTATGTTAAATACCCCTCGTAGCAACGATGCCGAGTTTCATGGTATATATATCTCCTTTAAATTGATTTCATATGTATTTTGTGTATCGGATGTTTGTTGATACAACTATGTAGTGTACCACATTGCAAGAGATTTGTACATA